ATGATCACCCCCTTGATTTTGCAAATAAACACAATGAGCCGACTGCGCAATTGTTGTTTTACAATTAATAATATTGATGCGAATAATAATATAGAAAATTACTTCAATTTTCCTATAGATGGGGTGAAGTATTGTATTTATCAAAAGGAAAAGGTTACTCGAGATCACCTGCAAGGTTATATCGAATTTGAAGCCCCAAAAAGTCAAGCACAGATAAAGGATATCTTAGGAAAGGAGGCACATATTGAAAAGCGTCGTGGGACAGCTTTGCAGGCACAACAATATTGCATGAAAAACGATTCGAGAGTTAGCGGCCCATATGAATTTGGAGTGATCTCGCACCAAGGTAAGAGATCGGATTTAAAAGAAATTGCAGATCGGTTTAGATCGGGCGAGTCAATAAAAGACATTATTGACGGTAACGAAACTCAGTTCGTAAGATATGGGCGAGGTTTAAGAGAATTGCAGGCTCTGCTGCAGCCACGACCTCGATCGTATACGAAAAAGGAAGTGGTGGTACTTTGGGGACCCCCGGGAGTGGGGAAAAGCTATTTTGTGAACCATATCATGGAGTTACGACAGAAATTACTGTATATAAAGTCACCGAATACGAAGTGGTGGGACAACTACCAGGGGGAGAGCGATATTTTGCTCGACGAATTTCCTGGTACGATGACAGCGCGGGACGCGAAGATAATTTTAGGGGAAGTAAATGGGCCACTGGAGACCAAAGGTGGATCATTTACAACAGACAAAATGGAAAGATTTTGGATTACTTCCAATTATGAACCAGGAATGTGGTTTGAGAACGCAAAAGACATAGACCGCAGTGCCGTACAGAGAGAAGTAAATGGGCCACTGGAGACCAAAGGTGGATCATTTACAACAGACAAAATGGAAAGATTTTGGATTACTTCCAATTATGAACCAGGAATGTGGTTTGAGAACGCAAAAGACATAGACCGCAGTGCCGTACAGAGAAGGCTGACGACAATTTGCCACGTGACAGAGTGGCAAGATACTGCGGAAATTTTTTATAAATTTTTTCCTCCCCCTTCGATACAATTTGGACCACCGTATGATGAAACGCAAAACATATACAAATAGATCGTATAGAACGACATACAAACGTAGAAAATATGGCACAAATAGAAAAGTACCAAAACCACTTAGAACAGCAATAAAAAAGACTATGAATAGACAATTGGAAACCAAGAAATGTTATCAACAAGGGATGACGGTTATGCAAGCAAATTTTCAGGCTAATACAATGTATACGGATAATATATTGTATAATATACCACAAAACGCAACAGAAGGGGGACGTATTGGGGATCGAATTAATATATCCAAAGTTGTAATATCGGGGGAATTTCAATGCCAACCAACAGACAATGTGTTTTGGCATTTATATATATTCAGATCAGCGTTGTATAATGACAACACCACACCGCCATTGTACGGAATCATGCCGTACTCAAGGTTTTATCACCCAGTTGGATCTATAGTTAATCCAAACGTGGATTTACCAGACCCCGATCAAGTTAGAATTTTAAAATACAAACGAATTCGTGTAGATCCAGCGAATAACGGTGGAATATGTATACGACGATTTTATTTAAGCGTGAATATGAAAAATGCCGCTTATCAATATGCAACAGATGGGTCTTCCTACGGACGAAACTATAATCTGTATTTTGGCGTAATATGCCGTGGTCAGGAGGGAAATCAATTGAATATCACGGAACAACGCATATTTTATAAAGATGCATGATGTAAAAAAAATATACGGCACAAAAACCAGCCTTTATGAATCCAGAAGGACCCCCTTACAGGGGGTCCGCAGAAAAACGTAGCGCAGCGCACAGAGGTTGAAATTAAGGGGTGACCTGGACTAGTATTACCCAGGTCACTTCTGTGCAGGACTT